TTATATAGCTTTTTTTAGTTGCTTCTTTTGCTGGCATTCTTCCTCCCACTTCATTACATCAGTAGCGAGGTATCTTTTCATTGTTCCGCCCTCAGAACTTAATGCCGGGGCTGGGAATGGAATCCCCCAAGGTGTGTTAATTTCCCACCGATTAAGTGTGCGTTTAGTAATATGAAACATCTCACACACATTGTTAGATGTCAGATATTTATCCACATTAGCCCTCCTTACTTTCCGCTTTAACTTCTAACTGGATGCCTTCATATGTGCCATCACCCCCACAATTCAGACAGTGTGTATATATGCCTAAACCATCCCCATCAGGACTAAAGTTTTCAGGTAATGAAACATCTATAAATTCAGTACCGCCAATTGGCTTCGTATGAATATGAGGGGCAACGCCGTAATAGGGGAAAATGCATTCACCGTTCCCGTCATCACAAAAATCACATGTTTTAACTTTTAATCCACTCATCCTTTAGTTCCTCAACTCATTACGTTCTTTCTTCAATTGACGCAAAAGGTTGTGAAGGGTAACGGTTACAGCTTTATCTAAACTTTTAGTTGAATGGAATTCTGCAAGCTGAGACAGTGCTAAACCAAAAATGTGATATGCAAAAACTTTTGCAGCTTCCGGATTGTTTTTGATAAGCTCCTCAGTACTTGGACAAATGATTTCTTCAAAAATATGAAGAGCCACCTGATCCGGAGTACCTTCAATACGGCTAGGGCTCAAATTAACTTCACCAATAACTTTGCTCATTGTTGAGAATCCTCACTTAAAATTTCCCATTCACCCCAATCGCCCAAATAACCAGATTTTGAAATGCTTGTTGTAATCACTTGACCATCATCACAAGTTACTTTCATTCGATTGGCATCTATGCGAACAGCTTTATAAACAACATCCATTTGTAAATTTGCTGGTAAAGGACTTGAGCCATTTACAGATTTAATTCTTACTTCCATTTTTAAGCCCTCAAATATTCTTCTTTAGTCCACTCAACAAACTCTCTATAAAGCTGCTGGGCAGGTTTATTTAATCGGTTGTGATAGTCGATCGTTATGCGCCGCCAAGCAACTGGTACCGCATAATGCTTTGTTAGAAACATTGCTTGGTCCATGCCTTGCCGGACTATTACGTAGCCCAGCAATTGCAAGTAGTACATAAAACCAAGCATGTGTTTTTGGCTCACTTTCTTGTACTGATCTTTCATGTTAGAAACCGTCCACTAATAAATAATCAGGGGTAGATTCTTGTTGAGTAGGTGTAGGATTCTCTAATTCATAGCGGCGTTTTCTCACATACCCCATTAGCTTCGGTTGAATCTGCGGATCTCGTGCAGCCACGTCTATTTCCAAAGCATCTAGCGTTGTAAGGTCTGGTGCAGTTTGGATTTGAACCATTAAAGAGGGTGGCTCATTAGCAGATGCCTTTTCTTTTTCTAGCTCTTCAAGACGTTTGTGAGTGGCGAGAAGGATAGGCTTCATTTGTTCGTCATCCCATGTGCGGGTATAACGATAAACCGCATTTACTTCTGCAGGTGTTTTTGACTCTTTTACACGCTGTAGAAGAGTATCTAGGGTTTGCTGATACTCATTGTTTTTTTCTTGCTCAGGTGTAGGCTGAGTTAAAAAATCTTCAGGTGAAGACACATAAGGTTGTTCTGTAATAACAATCGCACTATCTAAAGCTGATCCTATATTTTCTGAAATATCTTCGGATTGCACCAATGAGTCTTCAGAAGTAGTTACATTTGTTTGCTCAGTAATAACAATTGTAGGTTGTTTAACTTCATCAACAATTTCAGAAGTCTTTTCTACAACTACTGTCTGTGCACCTTTTGATTTCTTAGCACGCTGTTTCTTTGGTTCGTCACCTAGGCGAATAACACTAAAATCGTCACTAACTTCAAAACCTAACGCTTTAGATAGTGCTTTTAATTGAAGCTTGGCGTTTTCTGCATCACGTTGAACAAAGCCGCTATTAATAGATTCAATTAATGCGGTGGTTCTAAAATTCACGACGTAAATAGAAGGCGAATATGTAGTAATTACAAAAACATCCTGTCCTTCCTCATATTCATCAATAGTTAATGGCTTTGTGAATGTAATGCCAGCCAGCTCAATAGTTTCGATTTTGATGCAGAATTCAAAACCTGGTTTACCAAACACAGAAGCGGGGAATTGATCTAAATCAGAAAAGTCCAACATGTCTCCAATAGGACGACAAAGTACAGTTTTACCTTTTTGAAGAGCTGCAAATGCTTCAGCTGCAGTTAGTAAGTTAGACATGAAAAGCTCTCCTTTTAGTGATGTAACGACTGTTGTTGCTGAACTTGCTGAGGATTGTTTTTAGGGGCCCAACCCATCTGATCAGCACGTGCTTGGCAAGCTCTATTGATACCCGCCTCATAAGTAGTGCCTTTAAACTTCTTAATTGCAGCATTTAAGATGTTAGTGTCTGGAGCATCTTTAATTGCTTTCAAAGCATCTTGATATAGTTGATCCTGAGTACGAGGTGGCTTCTGGTTACCACCCTGAGCGGTTGTCTGGTTATTCTGATTTGTATTTTGACCTGCTGGGGTAGAGGCATTTTGCTCTTGATAAGCATAGTCATAGTTGTATAGATATTTACTACCATCAAAATTACCGAGGTAAACATCAGCTGCCACACCAATAGCCTTAAACGCTACACCAAGAGCATCAGTAACGGCCTTTTTATAACCTTCATCAATCGCTACTAATTTGCCTTTTTGAACTTCAACAATTGCTGAACCGCCGTTGCCGAAAAATTCCTCACCCCAAACACCATCAATCTTGGTTTTTACTGCTACTTCAGCAAAAGCCATAATGGTTCCATCTGGCGCGGTTTCAGACCATAAACGTACATGTCTATAAGTCCAGCCATGACCAACAGGACCAAAGGCCTGAGTCATAGCCATTAATCGCCATTGAGGGTTAATATCTGATTTACCTTTTAAATAACCAAACTCAATTTTTTTAAGAAAATTGGTAGGCGTTTGCTTAACTGCATTCCAGATATGTAAGTTGTCTTTTGAGTTTTCAGTTGTCATTTTTCTTATCCTCATCTAGAGCCGGTGAAGCCGCGTTTTTGCTTATATGCTTTGCGGTCATAAGTAGGGATATTTGTTTCACGTAGCTTTATTGCGAGCTGCTTTCTGCGTTGGAAGTCGATTTCTTGTGTAAGTTCATTCCAAACTTTTGGATAGTCAGTTTGGAACTTTTCAACGTCCAAAGGTGTCTTAACTGAGTCCTTCACCTTGTAAAGAACTGAGCCATTAGCATTAGATGCGTACACTTGCCAGCCAATGCGGACAGAGTAGAGGCCCTTATCATCACGGCCTAAAAATGACATATAGCCGTCAGGGTGTTTTTTGAAATTAGTCATCTTTAAGCCTCCACCAACTTGTTACGTTCGATGAAGCCTTTTAGAAGGCCATTGATGTTTCGGATGTCTTCAAATTCGGTGAAATCGTTATATGACTTACCGTTAATATCAGTGATTTCATTTACTGTGAGTTGAGTAATATCAACAGCGGTAAATTCAGAACCCGGAACGCCGTAACTGTCTAAATGAGCTTCAAAATCAAAGCTAACGTTTAAACGGAAGCTATCTAATTTGATGACGGCAACACCTGTATGTTTACCTGTGATTTTCGCGGTTAACACACCGTAAGTACTTGGCTGCGTTTTTGGAGTAAAGAGAGTAGGAGCTTCTTTTGTTTGGAAAGCTGGTTGTAGCTGGCAAGCAACTAAAGAACCACCAGAGATTGCAAGAGCAGCCATGCTGACAAATGCAAATGAGTTGAATGAGTTGAATGAGTTAACTTTTACGTTCATAATTGATCTCGCAGTTTGCAAAAGCACATCGGAAGGTAAGAGAGTCGATGTGCTTTTTTGTTATCTACGAGGTAAAGATTACTTTACAGAATTAAATATGTAAAGTTTAATTTACGAGTTAATGTAAATTTTAATATACATTTTATTTTAATAAAAAGAAAACCCACCTTAGTGGTGGGTTAGATCGATGGAATACTACGAAACTAAACTTAACTTGGAATTATTTGCTAATTGTGGCGGAGTTGGTAACGTGGAGAGAATTTTTTTCATTTCCTTTGGGCTATAGCCAATTTCCTTGAGCCTTTTTTCTATATCACTAACAATTTTACTTATAGTTTTTTCTCTGTCCCAAGAGATCTTAAATGCTTTTGAGTCGATTGCCTCACTTGTTTGAATTAAATACCTATCATGATTATAAAGATATTTTACCTTTCTGATGTGTTCATTGTGAGTCTGATCACATTGCTCTTTAAATGATAGAATAACTTCAATATAATTCATGTTCTTGATTAAACTCATATTAGTATATGGGTCATCAAAAATAGCATCAGCAAGTTCAGAGGGTTGTACCCCTTGCATTAAATAAATAGCTGTTAATTTATCAATGAGCTGGATAAGATATAGGTCGTTCATAGCATCTTCCTAACTTCTTCAATGAGTGAAGGTATGTGGTCTAATGACTTCACAAGAGTAGGGTTATCTCTTGAAATAACGCGACCAAACTTGTTGGATAACTTTAGATTTACGTAATTAACTAAAGTGCCATCATTGGCGGTATTTGGTTTTAGATATGGTAAATGGCGAGTAAAAGACTGCCATAACTCAGTACCTTTAGGATTATAACCTAAATCTACAAGCAAACTTGAGATTTCATCTTCCACTTTTTTTACAATAAGTTTTCTTAGCTGTTCTCTAGCTTGTGCTGGGCGCTTTTCAAGAAGTACAGGATCAACGTAATCTTTAGAAATTTTTCTATTTTCTTTCTCTGTAAGTTGTTTTGCAAAAAGCTCTAAATCTTCATCATCGAAATCATTTAACTCTGCAAGTTTTTGAAGCTTGTTTTTAACTAATTCATTAATTTCTTGTCTTTTTATTTCAAATAACTCATTAAAATCAAAACCTTTTAAAAAAGAATCTTGATCGCTCAGGTATACCATGTCACTTTCAACCGAGCCAAGAACTTGATCTTTTCTCTCATACTCTTTGGTCAATTCTTGAGAAGTATAGTCTTTAATTCTTTCCGCTTTAGCTCTATCAACCTCTTTTTGAAACTCACTCCACATGTCATTAAGGCCAATTTCTTCATGGAATATAACAGTGGCATTATTATCAATTTCGAAAGCAGTAATCTCTTCTTTTGGAATTGCGCGAAGAACCCTACCGATTACCTGGGCAAATGCATTCAAACTTTTGTATGGTCTAAAAATAGATAAAATGGTCAGGTATTTATGATCATATCCTTCCATTAACATATTCACAGACACCACAACATCGCACTCATTATTTTCAATAGATTGGAACTTCTGTTCTTGTGAAATCTTATCCATTTCACTATGGATAAGGATAGATTTAACTCCACGTGATGTATACCAGTTTTGAATATCTTCAGCATGTGCAATGCTGCACCCAACGGCTAATATTTTATGTGGAACATTAGGAGATATTTCTCTTAACGTAGCTAGTTTTGATAGGCTATGTTCAATTACATCCATTGAACATTCTTTGGATAAGGCTACACTCTTTTGTAACCATTCGGAATCTTTAAACTCCAAAACCCTTTCGATGGTTAGCTTTTCGTTTGGAAATTCAGGAGTTGTGAAAAACAAATTCTGCGCATTAATGGTTTCTTTTTTAAGATATTTTACATAACGATCACGCATAACTTCAGATAAAGGGGTTTCATGTATTCGCACACCAGGAATTTCTTGTCCATCACCACGATAAGGTGTACCTGTAACATGTAGTTTTTTTGCAGAACCAAAGAAGGAAAGGACTTGTTCCCAACTATTGGCTGCAGAATGATGTGATTCATCAATGATGATCATGTCAAAAAAATTATTAGAAACCCTATTTAATAAACACCTATCTGAATCACCAACAATTCTTTGAATATTTGAATAAATAATATTGCTAGATTCTAAATGCTCATCTGTTAACTCAGAAGTATATTCATTAATAACTGGGAGATTATTTAAGCCAAATATTACATCAAAATTTATCCAAAAATTATCTTGTAATGATTCTTGAGTCTTACTGATACTATTTTTTGTAACTAACCCAGGAGTAATAATTAAAACTCTGCCATCAGCAACACCATATGGTGCAATAGAAATTAGTCCGGACTTTCCTGTTCCAGTGGGTAGTACAACTAAAGCTTCTCCATTCGGATTTTCTTCAAAATAGTTCTGAATCTTTAAATATGCTTCAATTTGAGGTGATCTCAACTTGTTGTTGCCGACAATATTTACCGATGTATTTTTAAAATACGACATTGACACCCCCTAGGCGCTAGTTTTCCCGAATCATTCTAAAGTACCGTGTCGGGTTACGTTTTTTCATCAATTTGGTCTAGATCTTCTTTTTGCTCTATATGTATATCGCATACAGTCAACTACTTGACCTACAAAATAACAATGTTCATCCAAAGGAATGATATTTGGTTCAAATTTAGGATTTAGAGCCTGTAGATAACGAGATCCATCTGTCTCAATAACAAGCTTTTTAAAAGTTGCATCTTCAAATCTTCTGACCACAACCATATCGCCAGATTGCATGTCACTGTAGTAAACATCTGGGTCAACAAGAATGTAATCACCCTCCAGAAAGTCAGGTTGGTTACTTACGCCTTGAACTTTTAGATAAAAACAATTAGTGCATTCATCTGGCAAAGGAAGCCATTCTTCAACCATAGATAGATCAACAGATTGCACATTGGTAAAAGTTCCAGCCTGAACCCATGAAAGAACAGGTGCTAAAGTTGCTACTTTCTTGGAGACATTATTATCAATTTTTGTAGCATCCATTTTATTGCTTTGACCAGCAAGCCAATCTTTAGAAACACCTAAAAACTCAGCAGCTTTTACTAAATTTGAGCCTTCAAGTTCTTGTGTTGGCCCATTTACCCATAGCCCGACATTAGCTCTACTAACGCCAGCAAATCTAGCTAAATCAGTATTCTTGAATCTTTTACCTGTTTCAGACTCGTAGTGTTTTATAGCTAAAGACATTCGCTCTTGTAGAGTGCTCATAGTGTAAATCTCATGGCTATTGCCATATGGAAAATGTAAAGAAATCTTAACTTTTCATTTGCAAAGCTTGCTAAACATTTATTCGTAAAGTAGACTTGACAAAGTAAAGTTAAAGTTAGGAATAAATATGCGAATTGAGATGAAAACATCAGATGTTTTGGCTCGGTTCAATGCGCCAAAAATCGCAAAAATCTTAAAAATTAGCCGTCAAGCAGTTTACCAGTGGGGTGAATTTGTGCCTGAAGCTGCTGCTTTTAAGCTGCTTGAACAAGAACCAACACTACCATTTAAGAGAGTTTCATGAGCCTTGAAAAAGAAGATCTTCGTTTGAAGATGCTCCCTGACATGATGGAGCGTTTGAGATTGATCTCGGATGTCCGAGGTAAAGATTATGCGCATCAAGCCGTAATCCTCTTAGAGAAAGCCATTATGGGTGAATATCATGAGGTTAGCTTAATGCTTGAAAGAGCTGAAAAAAATAGGAAGAAAAGGGAGCGTTTAGGATTACTAGGGAAGATCGGGGTAAACCCAGAATCCCAAATTCTAGAAATTAAAAAAGCCTGATGGTCGAGATCAGGCTACTAGGCATTCAATTGAGGTGGATCAAATGAACACGAATAATCTATCAAATCAAGAACAAATAATCCAGAGCTGGTTTGAGCCGGCTCTCCACACACTTAAAGCATTAATCAAAAAGTGTGAAGAGAACCTAGAGCGAATTAAAGCTGATACTAAAAATGCAGCTGTAAAGCGAGATGAATTTAAAGAGGTTTTAGTGCGTCAGCATCGTATTACGTACAACCATGCTGAGGAAATTATTAGAAGCCTTAGCCGTGCTGATCGTATTCGCTTCTTGGGTAGCACATACATTCAGATTAAAGAAGGCGGTGAAGCATGAATACATTTGTTGATGCTGCTCGTTCTTTTAGAACTCAATTCGACTTAAATTTTTCTGAAAAAATCATCGTAGATTTCTTTGCTGGCGGTGGTGGTGCAAGCACTGGATTAGAGATGGGGTTAAACAGGCCTGTTTATGTTGCTGTAAACCATAATCCAAAAGCAATTTCTATGCATGAGGCTAATCATCCCCATGCAAAGCATTATGTTCAAGATGTATTTGCAGTAGATCCAATTGATATTTGTGATGGTCATCAAGTCGGTTGGTTTCATGCAAGCCCAGACTGCACACATCATTCGCAAGCTGCTGGCGGACAACCACGTAAAAAAGAAATACGTGACCTTTCTTGGGTTGTTCTTAAGTTTGCAGGCAAAGTTAAACCTGATGTGATCAGTTTAGAAAATGTTAAGCAGATCTTAGGATGGGGACCTTTAATTGCAAAACGAGACAAAGCAACAGGCAGAGTCATTACTCTCGATAAAATTAATATTAATGGCAAAAAGGTAAATCGAATTGCAGAGCCTGGTGAGCGAGTTCCTCGCCACAATCAATTCTTAGTACCAAACCCCAAGAAGAAAGGTAAAACTTGGAAACACTTTGTCCGTAGTCTTGAACAACTTGGTTATGAAGTTGAGTGGCAAAAAAATATTATTGCTGCTGACTTCGGAGCGCCAACAAAACGTGAGCGATTATTTCTCGTTGCTCGCTGTGATGGGCAACCAATAGTATGGCCAGAAAAATACTTCTCAAAGAAACCTAAGGGCAATTTAAAAAAATGGCGCTCAACAGTTGAATGTGTTGATTTTTCAGATTTAGGAAATTCAATTTTTGATAGGCCGCAAGGTCCTCTAGCTGATGCAACTCTAAAACGCATAGCTAAAGGTATTCAAAAATATGTCATTGAAACTAAAGAGCCATTTTTTGTTAATTCTGCCACACCTTTTATTGGCCGTGATTTCCGTACAAGTTTTGGTCATGACATACGTGAACCATTAGCAACAACTACAGCAGGTTATGGCGGACATAGTTCTTTAATAAGTCCAATCCTTGTTCCGTTTATTACAGAGTTTGCAAACGCTTCTCAACAGCGGAATTGGTCAATTGATGAGCCTCTATCAACCATATGTGCACAAGTGAAAGGTGGGCATCATGGATTAGTTACTGCCAAGTTGAGCAAAGATAACTATAAGGGCGCTCTTCGTGTTGCTGCATTTTTAATTAACTACTACGGCAATGGAGACGCAAGAAGTATCACTGAGCCAATGGATACGATCACTACTAAAGATCGTTTAGCCCTAGTTACTGTTTGGATCAAAGGTGAACCTTGGGCAATTGTTGATATCTGTATACGCATGCTTAAACCACGTGAACTTTTTAGAGCGCAGGGGTTTCCAGATTCATACGTAATTGAATACGGGAGCGATGGAAAGCCTCTATCTAAAAAAGATCAAGTCTTTATGGTTGGTAACTCCGTTTCTCCATATCCAATGGCTGCTATCGCCAGAGCAAATAATCCATTTATTACGCAACAAATTAAGGGGGCCGCATGAATTATTACCAACACCATATTGGTGACTTTAACAATGCGACTCGCCACCTCAGTTTAATTGAGCGTGCGATTTACCGTGACTTATTAGACATGTATTACGACACGGAGAAGGCGATTGATGCAACAAGCATTGATCGTTTAGCACGTCGTTTGCAATGTACTACCGAAGAGCAAAAAGAAGCTCTCAAATATGTACTTGATGAGTTTTTCATTCTTGAAGAAGGTGTTTATCGCAATAATCGTTGTGAACGAGAAATTGCTGAATACCACGGGAAAAAGAAACAAGCGAGTGAGGCTGGTAAAGCGTCTGCTGCAAAACGTGCAGCGAAAAAGAAAGGTTCGTCCAACAGTGGTTCATCAAAAGATGATCAATCGTCTAACGAAAATTCAACGGTCGTTGAAAATCCGTTAAACGAAGAACAAACGGGCGTGCAACCAACCAATAACCATAAACCATTAACCATTAACCAAGAACCAATTATTGATAGTAGTAGTAATACGCGTGGAGAAAATTCGCAATTAACTCCAATTCAATTTGCTCAGTATCAGATCGATGATCACAAACGCTATTCAATGCGTGAATTCATTTCTGAATACAGCGAGTTTCAATACGATTTCATTTCACTTGCTCAACAAAGATTTGTTTCGGTACCTGAAATCGACTTGAGAACCATGATTCAAAATTTCGGTGACTGGTACTTTGCAAACGAATCAAGTTCGTTGAATACACCAAGCATCTGGTTGGTTAAGTGGTTCTCTTGGGTTCAAAACAACGAGAAACAAGTCGCTGCTAACCGCAAGAAACAAGAGCAAATCAATTCAGCTGGTCAAAAACCACAAGAGTCGGGTTACTTCGCTAATCTTTTTGAAGAACAGAGCGAATCTCAAATCGTGGATGTAACCCCAGCAAAAAAGTTTCCAATGATTGAGGAGGTAGGTCATGCATGAGATTACCTTGAACGAAGTGCGTCAATTAATCGCTTCTCTTCGCACTGTTTACGCTGCTCAGTTCAATAAGCAATTTCCAGCAACAGGCGAAAGTGCAATTCCTCTGTCAGTGGTTGAGCAAATCGCACTTAAAACACTGATTGGCGTTCAACAAAACCAATTTAACAACGCACTTGCTCGATTACTTACAGCAGGTGGACGCTTTATGCCGTCATTTGCCGAGTTTCGCACCTGGTGTATCGGTGAAAGTTGGATGTCTCCAGAAGAAGCTTGGTCTCGCGCATGTAAGTTTACAACTGACCGTTCCGTGGTTATTACCCAAATCACTAAGTACGCCTTAGACGAGGTTATGTATTTGATCGAAGCCGGCCAAATGCGAGCAGCTCAAGATAATTTCTTCGGGACATACAACGTGATGGTGGCTAAAGCTCAGTTAAAAGGCCGTCAGCAAGAGTTTTACACTCCACCGCTACAACTAGAGCATAAAGAACCTGAACACACCCCAGTAAGCAATGACGAAGCGCAAAAGCATCTCCAATCATTGATGGAACGTTTAAAAATCAATGGTCGTAAACCTGTACCAGTACAAAAGCTTAAGGCTAAGGAAAAAGAGCCTGAGCTTATAAAAGAGTTGGGCCCTGATCCTTTCGATAATCCACACGAATACGCAGAGATGTGCCGTCGGGAGGGTATGCTAATCCCTAGAAATATTCTTCAGCTAATTGATGGGGCGAATGTATGAATAAATTCGAGATTTTAGCGTGGGGTTTACTCATTTCATTTTTTACAGCAGCTATTAGCGGTGCGGTGGTTTTGTGGTGGTTGGCAAGAAAGGAGACGTTTGAAGAATGAGTTCAATGAGCCTTGCAGATTACCGCGCAACATGTCCGAAAGCTCAAAAAGTTAAAAAGGGTCGAAACAAGTTTAATGCTTCGAAAATTAAATTGGATAGAATGACTTTTGACAGTACTAAAGAATACAAACGGTATATCGAGCTAAAGGCTCTACAACAACGAGGTGAAATTAAAGAATTGCAGCATCACACAAAATTTGAATTGGCACCGAAGACAAAATTAGAAGGGGAGAAACGAGCTAAACCAGCACTTAGATATTTTGCCGATTTCACTTATTTCACGACAGCAGGTGAATACGTTGTTGAAGATGTGAAGTCTATAGCTACACGCAAGCTACCGAGTTACCGAAATAAAAAACACCTGATGAAAACAGTTCACAATATTGATGTGAGGGAAGTTTAAACATGAATGCAAAAGTTAATAACAAGACAATGGACTGGTCTAAACGTTCTGCTCATCAATGGTTGGAACAATATGGTCTATGGGTAAGATCAACAAAATTTAAATTTTCTGCAAATCCTTTAGCATGTCTAATTGACCAAAATGACACAACTAGAATTAGATCAAGTAAGGTCTCTATGCCATGCGAAATTGAAGATTATGAAGCAGTTGAAGTAAGTAAACTCTTGGCGAAAATGCATAACGATAATAGGGAGTTTTTACAAGAAAGGGCTTGGTTTTTAATACTTTATTATGAAAATAATTGGTCGTATCTAACAATTGCTAATGTGCATAGATGTAGTAAAGCAAAGGTACGTGCTGAGATTGATAAAGGCTTGGCATATTTGGATGGAAAAATTGAGGTGTTGCAATCTTGACAGTGCAGCACACTTGGTTTAGATTTGTGATATGGTGGGACGAAGTTATAAGCGTTGCACCAAATTGTTTTAAAAGCTCGCCAAATGGTGAGCTTTTTTTGTTTTGTGCTATAGTCCAGTCTAATTAAAAACTGGTACTTAAAATGAATATTTGTGTTGGTGGTGAACTTAACGGGCAAAAGATTGAAAAAGAATGGCGATTGTTAAAAGCTTCTGATATCGACCCAAGTTTCACAACAGAATATTACAAACAGGTTTTTAACCGCGACAATACGGTTTTCCATTTCTGGTTGCCAATCGGAACTGACTTACATGATATGTCTGAGAAAGTTTTAGGTATTTTAAGAGCACCTAAAAACTAGCTTTTTACTTACAACAAGTGTCAGAAAACGCTTGAGTTCTGTTAATTGTTAACAGTTTGTAAACCACATAAGATATAAATACTAAGCGTAACATGCTTAGGATTTCAGGTTTTAGTGAGATTCACTAGTCCACTCTTATATAAGAGTGGTTTTTTTATTGATTTTAGGATCATATTATTAGTTGCGTATATATGAATATCCATATATCATTCATTTCAAATACTGCGCTGAAAGTTTTTGTTTTTGTGACCCGTTTCTAATTTAGGAACGGGTTTTTTGATTTTAAAACCCCACTCGCTTAGGACGCTTTGCGAGTTTACTTGCCGGACGGATTACGGCGCAAATGGCCCCGCTAAATATCGATTATTGGCGGGGCTTTTTATTTTATTAACTAGATAATTTAGTTCTCGATAGTGAATAATTTACTATTTATAATCAAATACTTACACTTTAATTTGATTAAAATTTATGCTTTACTCATTGAATCATTTATTGAGAGGTGAAGCATATGTTGTTTAATGGTTCAGAAGAGCTTGTTGTGATTTCCAATGATGGTACTCGAAGCGCTTTGAAGTCTTGTAGAATTGATAATGAAGAAACAATCTTCACAAGTGACTCTACAGATGGCGTAAGTATTGGAGATCGATTAATCAAGAAATTACAAAATGGTTCAAATCGAGAATATTTAGTTAAATCTGTTAAGGATGGTGTAAATATGTTTGGACATAGAGAGATTAGAGTTCAGCAGATTTAAAACCTACAGTATTAATAACCCTACCTTATGGTAGGGTTTTTCTTTTTGGAGTATGTATGACTGAATTTCAAAAAATTAAGCATGAGATTAGACAGCTCCAAATAGAGCTAAACCATTTGGGAAGTTGCAATACAAAAGGTTTAAATACAGAACAGATCGCTCACTTAGATGAGCGATTTTTTTTAGCCATAGCAAAGCAAAATAAATTAATTGCACGACTCAACAATAAACCAGAAGGCTTCTTATAAGAGGCTATTGGTATGGACGATAAAGAGTATTTTTGGCTAACTCGGAAAAAAGAACCTAAAACCAAGCCTAAATCCAGACCACTGCCTAAGGCGAAGCAAAAATATCTCGAGGCTGAGGCAACACTTAAGGAAGAACTTGAGGATTTGGCGATTGGATTTGAACAGAAGTTTCAGCCAATCCATACCAAACACTGGCGCTTTGACTTTCATATTGTGAAATTGCGTTTGCTCATTGAAATTGAGGGTGGTCCCTGGTCTGGTGGGCGTGGTGGAAAGCTGTCAAATAAAGCATGGAGTCTTGATCGATATGATCTTGCTGAAGAGATGGGATACAAAATAGAGCGCTTTCATCCAGATTCTATTTTGTCGGGATATGTCATCAACTGGATAAAAAGTGAATTAGCGAGAATTGAAGATGGAGCAAATAAGACCATTTCCACCGACTGATTTTATTGATCAAGCAGATGAAGAAGAAGCAATTCGATTAGCGCCAGCCCCTGATTTAATGAATTGGGTAATTGCAAATTTTTTAACTATTGGTGGTCCTTTGCATAATCCAGATCACGACCATATCGCTGAGATGCTTCATGATAATGAGGGTTTCTTGGCTTTCGCATGGGCTTCTTCTGCTTATACCAGAGCTAAGCGTATGGTGCTCGGCCAATGTGAAAAGGTTATGTTTCAACAAGGCGGCTGGAAGAAAGCTCGACAAGAGCAGCAAATGCGCGACTGGTTCGGATTCGTTCCAGTTTACTTAATCACAATCGATGCAAGCTTTTGTGAAAAGGCAAACGATAGCGAGTTCTGTGCTTTGCTTGAACATGAGCTTTATCAC